AAAGAGATTTACAAACAAGCAAGAGAATTAGCAAAGAGAAACAATGTGTTAGTAATAGGTATTAGTCAGGCAGGTGCAGAGGCACACAATCAACAAAGAATAGATTTTAATTGGCTAGATAATTCTAAGACAGGAAAAGCAGGAGAGGCAGATTTAATTATTGGAATAGGTAAACCCAGAGATTCTGATAAAGATTATGATAGGTGGCTATACTTGTCTAAAAATAAATTAACAGGCGAACATATTGACATAGAATGTTCACTAAATCATACGCTATCGAGGTACGAATGATAACAACACTAGATGTAGAAACTACATATCAAGAGGGCGACCCTAGTCCTTACAATGATAAAAATAAATTAGTATCTGTCGGTATCAATAAAGAATATTATTTTTTTAATCACAAAGATAATCCCAACGGCCATGACAACTTTGATAAGATACAAAACATTTTAAATGAATCTACTTTAGTTATTGGACATAATTTAAAGTTTGATTTGAGTTGGATGTATTGGCAAGGTTGGAAATATAATGGTGATATTTATGACACAATGCTTGGCGAATATATAATTAGAAGAGGACAAAAGGTAGATGAACATAATAAATTAATATCTTTATCACTAAAAGAATCTTGTAAAAGAAGAGGCTTAGGAATTAAATCAGATATATTCAAAGCATATACAGATGACGGATTTGGTATTGATGAAATACCTATGGAAAAATTAGAAGAGTATGGCCGAGTTGATGTTGATATAACTTACAAACTATATCAATCACAAATACAAGACTATCAAAGACCTCACAATAAAAAATTAATACCTACAAGAAATATGATGAATCAGTTTTTAAGAGTTATCATAGAAATGGAAATGAATGGTAATTGTATTAATGTAGATAATTTATCAGACATAGAAAAAAATTTAACTGAAGAACATTACAAACTTAAAACAGAAATATCAAAAACTATTCAAGATATTATGGGCGATACTAAAATAAATATATCTTCAGGCGAAGACTTATCAAAAGTAATTTATTCAAGACAAGTACAGGATAAAGATATTTGGGGTAAACTTTTTAATATTGGTATAGATAAATATTCTGGTAGGGCAAAGAAAAAACCTTACATGACTGACCCACAGTTTAGAGGTATAGTAGAAAAATACACTGACTTAGTTTACAAAACAATAGCTAATGATTGTTCTACATGTAAAGGTGTTGGTTTAGTAAGGCATATCAAAGTAGACGGAACACCTTACAAGTCTATGAATAAATGTAAAGATTGTAAAGGTGAAGGTAAACTTTATGTTCAAACAGATGCAGTAGCAGGATTTAGATACAAACCATACTCTTATAAAGATACTTGTGACGGAGGATTCAAAACAGATAAGTTTACTTTAGAAAGGATAAGTGTATTTGGTCGTGGTAAAATAAAAGAGTTTGTAGATTCTTTGATGAAATTTAGTGCCAATGAAAAATTATTAAATACTTTTGTTTCTGCATTAAAAGATAATGTAAGACCTAGTGGAATATTACATCCTTCTTTTCATCAAGTAAGAACTGCAACAGGAAGATTATCTAGCTCTGACCCTAACTTTCAAAACCTACCGAGAGACGGGGGTATAAAAA